TGAATCTTCGCTTGAACAGATTTTTGATGAATGTGAATTCACTCGCGATGTGAAGTACTTGCCCCCCATGATGAAAATCCAGAATGATCCATATGTCAATCCTTATCAGTTGAATTTTATAGGTATCAATAGAGAGAAGAAAGCCTTGGATGAGAGAATACTGCAAAGATGTGTCAGATGGATGGTCAAACGCATTTTGAAAAGGTTGGATGAGAGAACGTTAGAACCTTATGACGTTGAAACTGCCATTAATGGAGCTAGAACAGACCCTTTCCTGCGAAGAATGGATATGAGTAAGTCTGCTGGTCATGGTTTGCCCGGTAAGAAAGGAAAATATTTTTCAAGACATACTGGTGATGCAGTGTACGATGAGCCTGATGAGGTCATTAAAGAGAAAATCGCAGATTTTTGGGGAATGGTTGAGAGAGGTGAGAGCCCCACTCCCATTTTTTCTTGTCAGTTGAAAGATGAACCCAGAGCTGCTGAAAAGGTCGCTAAAGGAAAGACTAGATTGTTCTACATGTCCCCACTTGTTTTCCTTGTTCTGTGTCGAATGTACTTATCTCCTTTCTATACAGCTATGGTTGAACAGAGTGATGTTTTTATGACTGCAATTGGAATTGACATGACCAGGCAAGCTCACAAGTTGATTGAGAACGTTTTTCCCGATGGAACTGACAGTGACGTTGGAATTGAATGGGATTATGAGAAGTATGATCAGGCTATGCCTTTTGGAATCGGACGTGCCGCTTGCTCAGTCATCTATCGTGTGTTAGAATCAAAAGGATACGGAACTCATGCCTTGTCTTGTGTTTCTTCCTTGTTGACTTCTTGTCTTTTTATTGCCATTTGTTTGTTGGGAGATATTTTCATTGTCGCAGGTCTTCAACCTTCTGGAAAATACGCTACTGCTGAGGATAATTCTTTGAGAAATGTCATTTTGATGCTGTATTTTTGGTTCAGCAATGCCACCACAGAAGGCTTTGATTTTGACGATTATGTGCGAATCAAAACGTATGGTGATGACATTTTTGGTTGGGTTCATCCACGTTTCCGGAAAGAAATCAACAACGTTACTTTCAATCGATTTAGTAATGATTTCTTTGGAATGAATACTACGAGTGCTGCCAAAGATGGGAAACTCAATGAATTCGTTCCTGCCAGCGAGATTTCATTCTTGAAGAGGAAGTTCGTGTACCATAAAACTTTGAAAAGAAAAGTGGGTGCACTGAGTACTGACTCTATTTTCAGAATGCTCCAGTGGTCCTTGCCTTCTGATTCGGTTTCTGAGAGTGACCAAGCCAAATCAGTCTGTAGTTCGGCACTTTATGAAGTTGCTTTACATACAGATGAAGCTCGGTACAACAAGTTCCGCAATTATTTGAAAGAGAAAATGACGAAGTTTGTTCAGTATGACGAAGATGAGATAGAGGGTTTTCTTTTGACTTGGAGACAAGTTATGGAAAAACTCTCGGATGTTGCTGTAGATGACACTGTTGTGATTCTACGTGAGGACGATGGCAAGGAAGAGTCCCAGTTTGCGTCGACCTTATAGGTCGGCGAACTATAGCGTCGTGGAAATCATCCGCTGAATAATAGATGCAAAACCAGGATAGATTGAGTCGTCTACCTGGAACACCAGACTCACCAAGTCCCTTTTTTCCTTGATTTCTGAGTTAGAGAACGAGATTTCTCAGAAAAAATTTGCCCTTTCTGTTTTCTGGAACGATGAGGACGCCTCCCTCAAAGTTCATGATCCTAATTACATTAGCAACCCTCAATTCAGAGCAAGTGTTGACAAAGCTTTAGCCCTGCAAGGTGCCATCAGAGGGAGAGAAATTTCCATTTCTCACCTTAAAGTGAAATTGCAAGAAAAGCTTTCTTTTGCACTACCAGCACAAATGGATAATGGAGAAGATTCTAGTGGAGCCATATCACACCTCAAAACAGATCAAGTTTTTCGAGACGATATGGGTGACTCTGAGGAAATGAAACATCCTAGCACAGATGTGCCACGTTTTATGTCATCACTCAAAGAAGATCCCAATAAGTTTCTTGAGAGACCAATTCTGATTGCTACTTTTGCTCTGCCTTTATCTGGTAATACTGTTTACATAGTTGATCCTATTAAGGCGTTCTTTGCGGATTCGAGCGTTAGAGCCCACATCAGGAATTTTGGTTTCATTACTTTTGATTTTGTTGTTACGGTGGAAGTTTCCGCTACCATGTTTCATTATGGCAGATTGTTGTTGGCTATGGTGCCCAATACGCCGCGCAATCCTGTATATAATGAATACGCCATTAATCCACTTAGGAGAGAGAATAAGTTGAGATATCTTTCACAAACGCCAGGTGCCCAAACTTTGGACGTTAGGCTGAACAAGCCCGCTTCAGTCAAAATGCCCTTAGTTGGACCTGCCCCAGTTGCCAGATTGTTCAATAATAGTGTGTCCACTATCACTACCGGAGTCGATTTTGATGACTTAGTAGGAAGACTAACTTTTACATTGGACAATTTGACACCCATTCGTTGTGCATCACAAACTCCTTCTGAACCTTTTGTGTTTATCCGTGCTCATTGTGAAAACGTGAAACTCGGTTGTTCTACTGGTACTCTTATGGATGTACCTGCCCAGTGCGAAGAAGTTCCTGCACAGATGGCTGATGAGAGAGAAACTGGTCCTGTGACTAGAGTTTCTTCAGCACTCATTCCCATTTCTCGTGCTTTGGAATCAGTACCTTGGATGGCTCCGTTTGCAAGAGCCAGTACCATGATTCTTTCAGGAATAAATCATGTAAGTGCCTATCTAGGATTTTCAGTTCCCATCATGAACCACGAACCGACGCGAGTGAAATCCCAGCCTTTCATCAACGGAGCATTAGCCGTAGGATATTCCACCGCAGACCGAGTGGGATTAGATCCTAAGGGTGAATTGACCGTGGATGGAAGATGTGCGGGAGTTGATTGCGACGAAATGCAGATTTCCCATTTATGCGCAAAAGAAGGCCTACTTACGAGATTTTCGTTGAACAATTCTACTGGAGTGAATACTCCTATCATCAAGTTTGCAGTTAATCCGCGAATGGGTGTTGAAGAGAGTACAGGAGTCGTACAACCTACCCCCATGGCATGGATTTCTGCCCTTTTTGCGTACTGGTCAGGTACCATTAAGTTTAGATTTGACTTCGTGAAATGCAATTTTCATAAAGGTAAGATCAAGTTTGACTTTGAACCTAACATCACAGGTGAAGCTGCTATGGTATATGGTACTGGTTTCAACAAAAGATTTTCTTTTGTGGTTGATCTTCAAGAAACAGACAGTATCACCTTATGTGTTAAACCTACTTACCACAAACAATGGTTGAGAGTACCTTCTATTAATTCGGCAACGAATTCCATAGTAGTGGGGAATGGACCCATTGTCAATACTGCAGAAAAATGGAGAGACAGTATTGGAGTCCTTACGGTTAGTATGTTGACAAAGTTTCAAACTCCAGATCTTGATGATATGGATATTTTGGTTTTTGTTTCGTCGGATGACATCGTTTTTAATAGGTTGACAGTTGCTAATTTGCCTTCCCGTGTTTTTCCCTCAAGCGGATTTTTTGTAGACGGTGAGCTGGTCTCTGAAGATGTGAAGGAAGATGATGTTGACGTACCTGCTCAAATGGAGATGGATTCCAACAACATCAATTCACAAGAAGTATCATGCATAGAATTAAATCCGGCCCCCATGAGCGATATCGGTAAGTTCGATTGGTATTTTGGAGAACAAATCCAGTCCCTTAGATATCTCTTGAAGAGATTTGTCACTACCGTTGCCAGAAATCCTGGTAATATCGCGAGTGGGTCGAAACTTTTGACTCTATCTGCTCCTATACTTCCCACGCTTGATGCCTCTTTTGCTTACAAGACTCCCGATGGCCCGGTTTTATCCGTTTTTGACTATATTCGAAGAGCATACATGTGTTGCTCAGGTAGTGTTAGAAAAAGGTTTTATCTTACGGGCTTTGATAACGCCGCGAGAACTGACTCTGTTAGAGTATCTCTCAATCGGCCCGAAACCGTGCAGGTTGCACCAACCTTTACTGGAGCTCTAGGTAATCAAGATGTATTTTCGTTTGTCGATGGTACAGTGTCGTATGTTTTAGGTACTAACACAGGAATGGAAGTGGAGTTTCCATTCTATACGAATAATACATTTTGCTATCCTTGCAATCCAGATCCACAACCCAGTGGTGATGTTATGATGGATCCTTTAACCAGTAGGAACTATACCCTGACTTATGGGACCAATTATGCGACCACCACTAATACCCGAATAATAGTCGAAACCGCCTATGGTGAAGACTTCAATTTGTATCGATTCATTGCGGCTCCGCCGTATGAAGCCTAACAAATTAAGCGAGAG